GAGCGATAAAGAAATAATAGAAAAGCAAGAAGCGGAAATAGAATATTACAGACATAAAATAGAATTATTAACAAAGGTACATAGAGAGAATGTGGAAGTTATAAGAGAACAAGACAAAGAAATAGAAGAATTAAAAAATAAAAAAACAGAAATTAGTGTATATGCAGATAGAGAAGAGTTAAAGGAAATAAATGAAATATCGGACTCAGATATAAAACAGATAGAAACAATAACAACATTTGCAGGTGGAAAATTAATAGAAAGTATAACAAAATATAAATACAAAGAAGACAAAGAAAACGATTGTCCACCAATTCCAATAGGAATGCACGCAAGTGGTTAAATAAAAAGAAAAATAGAGAAGCGGAACACCCCCGGTCAAAATCTAGAAGAAAAAATTGCTTAAGGGGAGCGGGTGTGTGGGTCACGACTGTTTAACTTTTTTCGAATTTTCGCGTGAAAGGGGGTATAAAGTATGCCAGCAAAGAGAAAAACGACTAAAACCAAAGAAAAAATAATAGAAGAACAGCTAGATACTATAGAAAATAACATAAATAATTATGGAAAAGTAGTTAAAAAACAAAATAAAAAGAAAGAAGAAGAGGAAAAAAGAAAATCTGCTATAGAAGAGAAGGTTGAAACGATAAGAGAAGATTTAAAAACGCAATTATTAAATCAAAGCAAATTAGGAAAACAATTTGACGACATGGTAGAAGATTATATATTTCTTGTAAAACTAAAAGAAGATTTACAATATGATATTGCAGTAAATGGAATCAGATATGAAGCAAAAACAGGAAATGGATATAAAACAGATAAACCCAACGAAAGTGTACAAAATCTATTGAAAGTAAATGCACAAATGTTAAAAATACTTCAAGATTTAGAATTAAAAGCACCGGATGAAGGACCAAAAGAAGGTGAAGGAGATGATTTGTTGTAAAGAAATAGACGAATACATAAAATTCGTTGAAGAAAATCCAAATGAAACAGATGAAGAAATAAAGTTATTAATTAAAAATATAGTAAAACCAACATTATCGAGAGATGATGTTTTTTTTGATGAAGAAATGTTTCATAAAGCAGTTAAATATTGCGAAAGATGGTATTACAAATTGTTTCCATATCAAAAATTTGCATATGCTTTATTTTTTATGTATGACAAAAATAATCCTGATATAGTAATATTTCCAGATATTTTCATACTTATGGCAAGAGGAAACGGAAAAGACGGAATGATAATGCCGTTAGCTAATTTTCTGCAAACACATTATTATGGAGTTAAAAATTATCACATAGACATAGTCGCTACATCTGAAGAACAGGCTTTAAATTCGTTTAACGTTGTTTATAACATGCTAGAATCTAATAAAATTATAATGAAAAAATACTTTTATTGGAACAAAACAGAAATAATAAATAAAATAACGCACTCAATATTAAGATACAATACTGCTAATGCAAAAACAAAAGACGGTAAGCAGACAGGTATGATAATTTTTAATGAACTTCATGCATATGAAAACTACAAGCAGATCAATGTCTATAGCTCAGGACTAGGAAAAATAAAACACGCAAGAACAGTAACCATTACTACAAATGGAACAGTTAGAGATGGCCCGTTAGATGAGAAAATATCATCATCAAGACAAATATTAAATGGCGAAAATAACTTCTTGGGTTTATTGCCTATAATTTATAAAATAGATGATATACAAACAGTAGATATACCAATGAAAAAATTCTTGAGAACCAATAATAAGGCAGATATAGATATAACTGTGTGGTGTCAAGCAAATCCTAGTTTAAGGTATATGCCTATATTGAAGGACACTATTATAAAAGATTATGTAAAAATGCAAAAACAAAAGTCTTATAGAGTTGAATTTTTAGCTAAGAGAATGAATTTGCCACAACAAGATGAAGAACAGGTGGTAACAGAATGGAAAAATATTCAAAGAGCTTCGTATTCAGATATCGAAAATGAAATACCAAGACTTGAAGGTGAAATTAATGGAAGAGCAGCAATAGTTGGAATTGACTTTGCTTCTTTAAATGACTTTGCAAGTGCAGGTTTTTTATTTAAAAAAGACGGGGAGTACATATGGCGACAAAGAACATGGATATGTTCCAAAAGTAAGTTCTTTGGAGACATCAAATTTCCTTTTGATAATATAGGACAAGATGGATACGAAGACTTTGAAATAGTAAACACAGACTCAATAAATGGCAGAGATATGATAATGTGGGTTATAAATGAAATGGTTAAATACAATGTAAAGAAAATTGTGTTAGATACATATAGATACAAACTACTTGAACAAGTATTTAAAGAATTAGGAGTAAGCATAGAAACCAAAGATAATCCGTATGGATTAGTGAGAATGATAAGATACCCAGCAAGCATTGCAGCAATAGTTGCTCCTAGAATAGAGGTTGCTTTTGCAGAGGGAAAAATCAATATAGGGAATAGTGCAATTATGAGATGGGCAATTAATAATACATCTGTGAAGGATGGAAAAGATGGAAATAAAAAATATGAAAAGATAGAACCTAAATTAAGAAAAAATGACCCATTTATGGCTTTTGTAGCTGCAATGAGTGTGCAAGAATTATTAGACGAAGAAGTGATTTATGTATATATGTAGGAGGTGAAAAGATGATTTTAGATAAATTATTTATTTAAAAATGAAAAAGGCGAATCTATAAGCATAATTGATGTTTTAACAGGAAGTGACAGTACAAACAATTATATATACACATTAGCGGAAGCACATGCAATAGACTTAATTGCTAAAACAATTGCAAAATGTGAAATACAGACATTCGAAAAAATAAAAGATAAAGTAAAAAAGAATAAAGGCGACTTGTATTGGACCTTAAACATACAGCCAAATCCAAATGAAAAGGGGACAAGCTTTATATACAAATTAGTAGTAAAACTCTTAACAGAGCAAAGGGCCTTGATTTTAATTAACAAAAAATTAAAAAGCAATTACTTATATATTGCAGATGATTTTAATGCAGATAAAAATATTCTATATGAAAAAACATTTAGCAATATAACCATTGTAGATGATGAGGGAAATTGTTTGCAATTGAATAAAACTTATAATAGTGAAAATTCAATATATTTTTCGATTAAAAATGATAATTTAGTAAAAGCGAGTACAGATTTTTCAAACAATGTAGGCAAAATAGTAAAAGCCATACAAAAATCGTTTATACGAAACAACACTTCGAAATGGAGACTTGCGAATCCAGGAAATCAACCTACTTTAATGGATCCCAAAACAAATAAACCCGTTGATTATAACGACTACAAGGATAAAATCACTGAGGGTTTATTGAGTGAAGAAGAGGCAATAGTTTTATTATCAGAACAATTTAGATTAGAAGAACTTAACAGTCAAAACAAGAGTAACAATAAAAACTCAAATGATTATGAAAGTATATTTAAGAAAATAGGAGATCAAGTGGCGCAAAAATGGAATATACCACTTGATATTTTTTATGGCAGTAAAACAGAAAAATCAACAGGAACAAATGACTTTATTACTTTTGCTGTAGACCCATATTTTGAGTTGTTAGAAGATGGCTTTAATTTAGGATTAGTAGGAAGGAAAAGTTACTTACAAGGTGAATACATAGAATTTAACAAACACAACATAACCCATAAAGATATATTAGATTCAGCAAGTGGAATAGATAAATTAACATCAAGTAGGTTTAGCAGAAACGAAATAAATGAGTTATTAGGTTTGCCTTTAATCGATGAAGATTGGGCAAATGAACATTATATAACTAAAAATTATGCAAATGTGAAAGGAGGTGCGGAAGAAGATGGATAAATTCTTAAACTTTAAGAAAGTAAGTGAATCAGAGACAGAGCTATACGTTTATGGAGACATAAGAAAAAAAGATTGGATTGATAAATGGCTTGGAACAGGAGAAGATGCAACAGATGCTTTTTCATTAAAAGATGCATTAACAGCAGTTGATACTCCAAATTTAACAGTAAGAATCAATTCTTATGGTGGCTCAGTTTCAGAAGGCTTAGCAATTTATAGTTTATTATCTGAATTTAAGGGACATTTAAAAACTATTGTAGATGGATTTGCTTGTAGTGCTGCATCTGTAATTTTTATGGCAGGACAGGAAAGAGTTGTGCCAGAGAATGGATTACTTATGATTCACAATGCATGGACAGAAGCACGAGGT